TATTAATTTCAGCACCTGTAGGTGATGTACTTATTGCAACTGTAGGAGCAACTGTATATCCAGATCCATCATTATTGAGAGTAATAGTTCTAACATATCCGGCAACTGTACTCATACCAACCGTTGCAGTTGCACCAATAGAAATACATTGTAAAGTAGTCATGTATCCATAATCAACTACAGTATCTGCAATTTCTCCACCATCAGAAGCAATACCCTCAAGTTCATCTTCAAGTTCAAATAATTCACATTGTAATTGATAAACATAATTCTTACCTAATTGATAAAAAGGTTTTTCATGCTCTACAAATTTAATTTCGAAAATTCTTCTACCTAAGGGAAAATATATTAAATCACCTTCTTGGGGTCTACTACTAACTTCAATACCATCCATTGTTGCCACAAATGCACCAACAAAATCTTCCCATCTTTCTCTTGATATTGTTAATGTAACTTCATCTTTAAGACTCATTCCAAATTTGGTCATGATGTCACCAGCACCTGTATATCCTTCATAAGTATCTACATATGCTTCTATAGCAAAATTGTCAGTAAAACTAGAAGATTCAACTTCCCTAAAAAGATTATCTTTAGTAGCTATTTGTCTGGGTAGGTATAGAACCTCAACACCATAAGTTCTCAACTGTTCATTGATTAAATCTTGAACGAGTCTCTGTTCACCTGAAGAACCCCTTAAGAAGAATGAATTTAACGTCATAGTTATTATCCAATCAAGTCGAGAGGAGGTACTTCATATTCTGAAGACATTTTGTCTCTAATTTTGTCTATCTCTCTTTCGGCATCATCATATATTTCTCTACCATTAAACTCAATTCCACCTGGAAGTTTAACACCTCTAAATTTAATTAAATTCATTCCCCATTGACGTTTAATTAATTGAGTCAAATATCTTTTAAGGAAACTATCATTATAAACACCCGCAAATTCAGCAGGATTTAATGCTCTATAACAATCCATTACCAAAAAAGTTCCTACCTCTTCTGCCGCCCAATCAATATCCAAATACAATCTGTCTTGTCTTTGATTAAATCTAATTTGTTTATCTGTAGTTAATAAAAACTCAATATCTTCCAAATAAGTTTTTACCATTGAATATTGAAGTAAATCAATTGAATTAAATTGATATAGATCATTTAAAAATAATTGATATTTAAGACTAAACATTCCAGCAGAAATAGTACTACTATCAAACCGGAAAATCTTTTCTACTCCAATAATGGACTCTGGTACTTGCAAATAATTAGAATTCTCATACCAATTAAAACTTGTACTTGCAATACCTACACCATTAGAAGTTGCTGTAGTTGTTACAATCCCAACCCCTCCAGTTCCGGATGCCTTACCTCTATCAACATCTTCTTGAGATAATTGATATTTAAGATACATTCTTTCAACACCGTCAAAATGACGTTCATTAAATAATTGAAGAGCATCATCAAATAAATCATCTATTTGATCATCATCAACATTTATCTCCAACACAGGAGCTCCTAACTGTCTTAAACAATAATCAATAAGCTCTTGTTTAGTAGTTGGTTTTGCCATTAATAAGACCCTCCATCAATAAGTGCTACTGTTATGGTAGTTATTCCAGTTGCGGTAAAATTACCAGAAACATTTAAATCACCATTTACATCCAATTTAGCAGTTGGTAAATCCGATCCAATACCAACTCTATCAGTGTCACCATCAGTAAAAAGTAAGATCTCATCATTTAATCCTTCAACACGAAAATCGAGATCATTACCACCATCATTGATTATAACAGTATCAATAGTTGCTTCTTCAGCTGTAATTAAAGCTTTACCACCAACAATAGTTCGTATTTTGTCGTTAGTAAATTCAAGATAGGTATCAGTATCACCCGTATGCCTAATGTTATCTGCTACGTAGATAGTAGGTGCACTCAAATCACCAGAAGTAAGAGTTAAATCACCAGTAGAAACAGTTACATCACCAGTAGAAACAGTTAAATCACCAGTAGAAACAGTTAAATCACCCCCAAATGTAGAAACACCAACAACATTTAAAGTATCAGTAATATCAACACCAGAATGAGTGGTAACTAGTCGTTTTATATTATTATGAAATATAGTTACACCTGCACCCGCAGAAGCTAAAAGATAATCTTCACTAAAATTTTGAGTTTGTAATCTTAGATCATTACCAGCAATTCTAAATTGTCCGGTTTCATTCTTTATATTACTATTACCACTTTGATGATATATTTTTAAATCTCCACCCGATGCACTACCAAATACTAATTGGGCATTATCATCAAACTTAAACTTACTTGTTGCTTGATCCCATAGAATATTATATGCAGCACCAGGGAATTGTACATCATCATTATGTGTGGTGACACCAGTTACATTGAGTTGATTAAAACTTCCAGAAACATTAACATTTCCAGTTAATGTAGAAATACCAGTTACGTCTAAAGTAGTTGTCTTAAGTGTGTTTAATGTAGAAATACCAGTGATATAAAGGTTTCTAGCACTTAATTCATCAATCTCATTATCTCCCAGAACATAAAGATTACCACCAACATACAAATCACTACTAAATGTTCCTATTCCAGCGAATGTAGAAACACCCGCAACATTTAAAGTATCAGTAATATCAACACCAGAATGAGTGGTAGTTAGTCGTAGATTATTATTAAAATATAAATCTACACTAGATCCATTATTAGCTTCAAGATATTTCTCATCACCATTCTCATTTTTAAGTAGTATCGTATTACCACGCAGTCTGAGATCACCACCACTATTTTTCAGGAAGGTATGAGTCCCTCCATGCCATATTTGGAAATCATCAGCATCTCCAAATATTAATCGAGTATCATTGTAGAAAGTAAGATCACTCGCAGAAGAATCCCATTTTGCATTAGATGTATTACCTTTAAAACTTACATCATCACCAAATGTAGAGACTCCAGTAATATTAAGATTTCTACCATTTATTTCATCATAAGTAATATCATCTAAGACATATAAATCACCACCAACATAGAGATCTCCTCCAGTAGTAGTAATTCCTCCTCCTTTTGCTAAAGTTGTAATACCAGTAGATTGTAAATTACGAGTACTAACATCTTCACCAAAAGTAGCATCACCAACATACAATAATCCTCCAACATGGAGATCACCACCGGTAGTAGTTATTCCCCCAGCAGATGCTAAAGTAGTAATTCCTGCAACAGCAATACTACTTCCAAAAGTACTAATACCCGATACATTTAATTGCGTTACTGATGCAATTCCTCCACTAACGCTAGTGGCGGTTGTTGCTTTTTCGGCAAAAATCGATCCACCAGACGCACTGGCGATTACTTTTACAACATTTTGTTGTCCAACTGTGCTGTAGACATGTGCCATTAGCGAGTAACCCCTTCTCTTACCAGAACATTACCCTCAACCACTCGTGCTTTAGTGCTTTCTTGGGTTATTACAATATCATAAACATGTCTACCTGAC